AGCATTGTGGTGTTTCCCTCGTTTCTGGAGCATAGGGTAACCCCTGTAACTTGGGGCGTTAGGTATTCGGCAGTCACTTGGGCTATGGGCCCCGCATTTAGATAGGAAACAACATGTTAGAAAAATCTTTGTACCAAGCACCGGTCGGTTTGCAGGCAGAACCCATCGAGATAGAAATCGAAAACCCGGACGAGGTCATCATCGGGATTGGCGATCTGGAAATCGATCTTTCTCCGGCACCCGAGACAGAGGAAGATTTTGATGCCAATCTAGCCGAATACATTGAAGAATCCGAATTGCAAAGCCTTGCCGAAGATTTGGTAGAGGATTTTGACAAAGATGTCATGGATCGCAAGGAGTGGATGCAAACCTATGTAGAAGGTTTAAAGCTTTTGGGTCTGCGGTATGAGGAAAGAACAGAACCTTGGCAGGGGGCTTGTGGAGTGTTTCACCCTATGCTGACGGAGTCTGTTGTAAGGTTCCAGTCAGAAGGGATTATGGAGACCTTTCCCGCTGCCGGGCCGGTCAAAACCCACATTATCGGTAAAGACACCCCAGAAGTTGAAGAAGCCGCAACCCGTGTTCGGGAGGATATGAACTTCCAGTTGACCGAGGTGATGTCGGAATACCGCCCGGAGCATGAAAAGCTTCTGTGGAATCTGCCTATTTCAGGTTCGGCTTTTAAAAAGATCTACTTTGATCCCAACTTGGGCAGACAAAAGGCCGTCTTTATCCCAGCAGAAGACATCGTGGTTCCGTATGGGGAGTCGGAGATTGAGAGTTCTCCCCGTGTTACCCATGTCATGCGCAAGAATGAAAACGAAATCCGCAAGCTCCAAGAGGCGGGTTTCTATCTAGATGTGGACTTGGGTGAGCCCCACCATCAATTAGACGACATCGAAAAACAGAAGGCCGAGGAGATGGGCGTTTCTGCAATTCAAGATGATCGCTACCGCATCCTAGAGATGCATGTGGACATCAACCTCAAAGGTTTTGAGCACAAAAACAAAAAGGGGGAAGTGACAGGTATCGCTCTACCTTATGTCGTCACCATCGAAAAGGGAACGCGAACCATCCTAGCTGTTCGGAGGAATTGGTACGAAGAAGACAAGTTACATCTGAAGCGTCAACATTTTGTCCATTACCAGTACATCCCCGGGTTTGGGTTCTATGGGTATGGATTGATTCACCTAATTGGTGGATATGCGAAGTCCGCCACGATGCTGATCCGCCAGTTGGTGGACGCAGGAACCTTGAGTAACTTACCCGGCGGCTTGAAATCTAGGGGATTGAGGATCAAAGGCGACGACACGCCTATACAGCCCGGGGAATTTAGGGACGTAGATGTGCCTTCCGGATCGATCCGTGACAACATTTTACCACTTCCGTACAAAGAACCAAGCCAAGTTCTGTTTGCTTTGTTCCAAAACATTGTTCAGGAGGGAAGGCAGTTTGCTTCCGCTGGGGATATGAAGGTTTCCGACATGTCGAGCCAAGCCCCCGTAGGGACGACTTTGGCTATCTTGGAGAGAACCCTGAAAGTGATGGGCGCAGTTCAGGCCCGTATGCATTTTAGCATGAAGCAAGAGTTTAAACTGCTCAAAGCCATCATCGCCGACTACGCCCCGGAAGAGTACGGCTACGATCCAGAGGCCGGAAGTCGCAAAGCCAGACAGAGCGATTACAACTTGGTTGATGTCATCCCCGTCAGCGATCCTAACGCTGCCACGATGGCCCAAAAGATTGTTCAGTACCAAGCCGTCTTCCAGTTGGCGCAGTCTTCTCCCCAGTTTTATGACATGCCTCTACTCCATAGGCAGATGATTGAGGTATTGGGGATCAAAAACGCATCTAAATTGGTTCCAATTGAAGATGACATGGTTCCAACCGACCCAATAACCGAGAACCAGAATGTATTAACCGGGAAGCCCGTTAAGGCATTTATTGAGCAAAACCATCAAGCTCACATTCAGGTTCACATGTCTGCGATCCAAAACCCCAAGATCCAGCAGTTGATGCAGATGAACCCACAGGCTCAGGCAATTATGGCTGCGGCGATGACCCATATCAACGAACATATTGCTTTGGAATACCGCAGGCAAGTGCAAGAGGAGATGGGCTTGATTATTCCTGACGAGGAAAACAACAAACATGTCCCACATGAAGTTGCAGAACAAATCGCAATCAAAGCCGCACAAGCTTCTCAGCAGCTTCTTCAGAGGGATCAACAACAGGCCCAACAACAAGCTGCCCAACAGCAAATGCAGGATCCCGTTGTGCAGATGCAAATGCAAGAACTACAGCTTAAACAGCAGGAGTTGCAACTCAAAATGCAAAAACAGCAAATTGAGGCAGCCGAAAAAGCAGATCGAATCCGGATTGAAGAAACCCGTATTGAGACTCAAAAGGAAATTGCAGCTATGCAAGTCGCAGCCACAGCCGCAGCGGCAAAAGACAAGCTCAAAAACCAAATGGAGTTTGAGGGAGCCAAGCTGGGTGTTGATATTGCCAAGCATAAAGCTCAATCAGCCCAGCAAAGATTTCAACCTAAGAAGGAGAAAACTTGAACGAGACGCAACTATTGACCCATTTGGTCAATGAATTATCCCAGCAAAGAAAGACGTATGAATTCGCGTGCTCTCGCGGTTCTGCGAAAGACTTTGCTGAGTACAAAAGCCTGTGCGGTGTGCTCCAAGGTCTTGGCATCGCTATAGAGTTAATTAACGACCTTGTGAAGAAACTGGAGCATGACGATGAGTGAAGTAAACCTCGGCCTAGCGGTCGATTTGTCCAACGTTCTCAATCAAGAGGCGGTGGAAAAGGCAAAACAATTGCCAGACCCAAAAACTTATCACATCCTGACGGTAGTACCTGAAGCGATTGAAGAGTTTGCGGATAGTTCGTTAATTAAACCAACCCAAACCATGCATTACGAAGAGGTGCTGACCCCAGTGCTTTTTGTCGTCAAGCTTGGCCCGGATTGTTATAAAGACAAAACCCGCTTTCCAAGCGGCCCGTCCTGTAAAGAGGGCGACTTTGTCATTGTTCGTCCAAACTCGGGCACCCGCCTAAAGATTCATGGCCGCGAATTCAGAATCATTAATGATGATTCAGTAGATGCGGTTGTTGAAGATCCACGCGCAATCGCCCGCGCAGCATAAGGAGGAACCATGACTACAGAATTCAAAGACGAAGAATTTAAGTTTCCAGATGAAGTGGAAACCGTCGAAAAACCAGAGATCGATATTGAAATAGAAAACGATCTTCCTCCTGCTCGACAGAATACTGTCGATGAAAAGGATGTGGAGCCATCTGACGATGAGCTAAAAGACTACGGCTCCCGAGTCCAGCGCCGCATGAAAAAGTTTGCGGACGGTTACCACGAAGCTAAAACCGCCCGTGAAATTGCCGAAAAAGAACGGTTGGCCGCAGAAGATTTTGCCCGAGCAGTTTATGAGGAAAACAAAAAACTCAAAGAGCAAATCAAATACGGCAGTGAAGTCTTAATTGAAAACTCCAAATCCTCTGCGCAGATCAAAATGGAAGCTGCGGAAAAAAGGCTGAAAGAAGCCTTTGAACAGGGCGACGGAGAGAAACTAGCGACAGCCCAAAGGGAAATTACCCAAGCCGCGCTTGAAATGGATCGCGCAAGCACCATGAGGCCGGTAGAAGTTCAGGATAATTTTAAAATTCCCGAACGCCAACCTGAGCAAAAGGTAAGTCCCAAAACCCAAAAATGGGTCAAAGATAACTCAGATTGGTTTGGATCCGACGACGAGATGACTATGCTTGCAATGGGGCTTGACAAAAAGCTGCAAAAAGAGTATGGTGCCGACTATGTCGGCAGTGATGAGTATTTCAAAACTATCGACGGCGTTATGCGCAAAAGGTTTCCTGAGTACTTTGACACTCAGAGCGAACAGGATGACCCCCCTGAACCAAAAAGGGCCAGACCAGCGGATGATGAAGAATCATCGCGCCGAGCAAAGTCAGCTTCTGTAGTTGCGCCCGCAACACGAAGCACCCCGCCTAATCGTGTCAAACTGAAAGCTTCACAAGTTGCGTTAGCTCGCAAGCTTGGGATATCGACAGAGGAATACGCAAAACAGGTAGCAATTCTTAATAGAGGTGAATGATGGAAGATCTTAAAGCACAAAAGCGCGACGCACGTACACAAGAGACCCGCGAAGCATCGTTTAAACGCATTGAATCGTGGAGACTTCCCGATACGTTGCCCATGCCGGATGAACGTCCGGGGTGGAAACATCGGTATATACGTGTGGAATCTTTGGGGCAATCAGATGCCAGAAACATCTCATCGAAACTTAGGGAGGGATACGAGCCTGTGAAGGCCGAGGACTACCCCGAGTTAATGACCAACCCGGTCTCAGACGGCCAGTTTAAAGGCGGTATTGAAATTGGAGGTCTGCTACTGTGCAGAATTCCAGAAGAGTACTTGAAGCAGCGCGAAGATTATTTCGCTAAGCAAAACCAAGCTCAGATGGAGTCTGTTGATCAAAACTATATGCGTGAAAATCATCCTCACATGAGAAAGTTTTCGGAACGATCTACAGAGGTGACTTTCGGTTCTGGTTCTAAATAAATAAGGAGTCTTATATGGCTTATCCCGTTATCGACGCCCCATACGGGCTAAAACCGATCAATTTGATCGGCGGACAGGTGTTTGCGGGTTCCACTCGCGAATACGCTATCCCCTACGGATATTCGACTAACATTTTCTACGGCGACATCATTGGTTTGTCGCGTGGTAATGTGCAGCGTTTGTCTGTTACTACTGGTACTCTCGGCACCGTAACAGGTGTGTTCTTGGGTTGTTCTTACACCAACCCTCTGACCAAGCAAAAGCAATTTGCTCAGTACTGGCCCGCTTCTACGCTGGCTGGTGACGCTGTTGCTATCGTTTGCGACGATCCCGACACAGTGTTTAAAGCTGTTGTGTGTTCTGCTACTACCGTTGTTGCTGGTGGCGCTCGCGCCATGATCGGCCAAAACTTGGCTATGATCAACAACACTGGTAACGTGAATACCGGAAACTCCGCTAATGCTTTGTCGGCTCCTACCGCTACTCCAGCTACAACCGACGCCCTGCCTGTGCGTGTTTTGGGTCTTGTGCCTGACACCGTCGTGGCTTTGGGTACTGCTACTTTCTCTAGCATCGCTACTGCCACCATCACCTGCTCGGCCTTGCCTTTCGCATTGCCCGTAGGTACAGATGTGGGTTCGTTGGCTGCTAACGGTCAGTACATCCCATCCGGCTCGTTTGTTGCAACCGCAGCCGCTGCTGGCGCTACTTCCGTTGTATTGAACCAAGCTCCTGTGTCGGCCTTTGCTGCCAGCTCTACGCTTGTGTTTAATCAGTATCCAGAGTTGCTGGTTAAGTTGAACTTCGGTCAACACCAGTATTACGCTGCCACCAGCATTGCTTAAGGAGTAACTAAAAATGGCAATTTCACGTGCACAACTACTTAAGGAACTCCTGCCCGGCTTGAATGCTTTGTTTGGTATGGAGTACGCTCGTTACGGTGAAGAGCATAAAGAAATTTATGAAACCGAATCTTCTGAGCGCTCCTTTGAAGAAGAAACCAAGCTGTCTGGCTTCTCCGCCGCTCCGGTAAAGAACGAGGGCGCTGCCATTGCTTATGACAATGCGCAGGAAGCTTGGACTACCCGCTATAACCACGAAACCATCGCTTTGGGTTTCTCGATTACCGAAGAGGCAATCGAAGACAACTTGTACGACAGCCTGTCTGCTCGTTACACCAAAGGTTTGGCTCGTGCTATGGCCTATACCAAGCAGGTTAAAGCCGCTGCCGTTATCAATAACGGTTTCTCTGCCAACTACATTGGCGGCGATGGCGTACCCCTGTTCAGCACCGCTCACCCACTGGTTTCCGGTGGCACCAACAGCAACCGTCCAGCCACTGCTGCCGACTTGAACGAGACTTCTTTGGAAGCCGCCGTTATTCAAATCGCTGCTTGGACTGACGAGCGCGGCCTGTTGATCGCTGCTAAACCACGTAAGTTGATCGTTCCTCCTGCTTTGCAGTTCGTTGCAACTCGTTTGTTGGAAACCAGCCTCCGTGTTGGCACCAATGACAACGATATCAACGCCCTGAAGAACAATGGTTCTATCCCTGAAGGCTACAGCATCAACCATTACCTGACCGACACAAACGGCTGGTATCTGTGTACTGATGTGCCTAACGGCTTGAAGCATTTCGTTCGTTCACCCCTGCAAAACAGCATGGACGGGGATTTTGATACAGGCAACGTGCGTTACAAGGCCCGCGAGCGTTATTCGTTCGGCTGGTCTGATCCGCTCGGCATGTTCGGCTCACCCGGTAGCAACTAAGCAATTAGTCGCGAAAGAGGGGGCTTCGGCCCCCTTTTTTATTTTTATTTTTTCATTGACATGCGTTTAAATTGGTGTATATTGGGAACGTCCCGGGAAACCCGGTGCATCAAACTGACCCGGCAGACGACATACCGATTGATGCGCTGATCTTGTATGTAAGGAAAATTTAATGGCACTCTCAACGACCCAAGCCGTATGGCGCTCTGGTGGCGGCGATCAAACACGTACTGCTTATTGCGGTTCGATGCAGATGACTGCCCAGTTTTACTTTTCTGCTACGCAGACTACCGGTAATGCACTTAATGCTGCTGGC